AGGGCCTTAACTTCAGTTTGAAAACTAATTCTTACTGGAATGCTACGTTTGACAAAGTAATTGCATCCACGTAGTCTGCCGCATTACCAAGAGATGAAGCAGTGTTTGTAAGTTCTTTATAACCATATCTGGTCATGAAACTTACCACTGGCTCAAATGTAGCAGGATCCATAACAGGACCTGTACTCATCAATGGAATGTATGGGCAGTAGAACGCTGGAGCATCAGTTTCGCTTGAACCTTTGTAACCAACTAGTACTACAGGACCGCCATCTGCGGTATCTGCGGCGTAGTTGTCTACGAAAACTTTAACTGTGCCATTTAATGTACCAACAAACTTAGTGTTTGTAGGTGCTTCAAATGAACCTTCAGTTGTTCTTGCAAATGTTGATGTACTTGCACTTTGTAAAATTGTTAATGCTTCCGGAGAAACAACAACATAGTTACCAGCACCACGTCTAGTTCTAGCCGCGATTCTGTTAGCCGCTCTGTTGATCTCGATAGCCAATGCCGCGTGTCTGTCACCGACATACACACTTTGACCACTTAATGAACCGAAGTCCAAAGTAGTACCTGCACCCGCTAATGATCTTAATGAACCAATAATTTCTTGGTCGATCTCAACAACAATTTCTTGTGCTAACGCCTGCATAATTTCTGCTTCAACGTCTACACCGTGCATTGCTTCTGCGTCTTGCGCCGCTTCGAATGTCCATCTAGCACTTAAACGTCTTGTCTTTGCTTCGACAGTTTCTTTTAAGATTTGGATTGACATTTTTCTACCTGGTGTTCCCTCAGCAGATGCTGTTGCATCTGGAGAACCTGCATAAGTAGAAGCAAGTTTGAAAGGACTTAATGCCTCGTCACCTGCAGTTGCGCCACCACCAGTTTCAGAATATCTGACTCTTAGTGTGTGGATTTGCCCTACTGGGCCAGTCATTGGTTGAACACCAACCAACTCGTTTGCGATTACAGAAGGCATAACCCTTCTAATCAAAGGTAACATTACCTTGTTTAATGTTGCTACTGAACCTGCACCAGTACTACCTGCTGTTGCGGCCTCTGACAAATACTTTTTGCTATTTTCGAGGACCACATCCATGGTTTGCTTACGTTGGCCTGTTAGACCTTCCATAAGTGCGTCTTTGGTTGCGGACCAGTTGCTTTCAAATAAGTTTGCCATCTCTTAACTCCTATTATTTTGAAAGTCCGGCTAATTTTCGAATCATATTGATTTCAACAATATCATCCGAAGTGTCATTGGCCTCTGCTTTTGCAGGTGCCTTTCTATTACCAGTGTGTTCTTTTGTCACTGATTCTGTGAGTGTCTTCTTCACTCTTGGTGTTTCGCCATCTAAAACAGATGGGAGATACTTATCGAATTGCTTCTGTAAGTTCTCTGTCTTAACACTTTCAAGTAAGTCTAACATTATTTCTTTCTTCTCTTTACCTAATGGAGCAGTTAATTCGTTAATTAACTCTTTACGAGCATAACGATCTTCTGCTATTCTTAACTTAGACTCAACAAGTTTAGTTGCATCACTTTCGTTAGCAATTTTTTCTTGTGCTTCATGTAGTTGAGATTCCACTTCGGCTAATTGTTTTTGAACTTTATTAATTTCTTTGGCTTCGTTCAAGTACGATACATTGTACTCTGTCGCGAATGCTTCAAAAATTCTACGTCCAAAGTCATTTTCACGAGCCTTAGTGATATCGTCTTTAAATGATTTAACTTCATTTGTAATAACCTTATTAACAACGCCTTCGACTTTGTTAGCGGCTTTACTAATGAAATCTTTTTTCGCTTCAGCAAGTTGTTTCTTGCCTTCACGAACCATTTTAACTTTCTGCTCAACAAGTGCTTTCTTGTCTTCGTGGAATTCTTTTAATTCCTCTGCTAACTGCTCAGTAACGAAACCGTCAAGTTTTGTTACGTGATTAGCAACACGATTACGATCAGCTCTTAATTCCTTAACTTCTTTAGCAACTGATTCAGTTACAAATCTGTCAAGTAGTTTAGCATGTTCACTTATGGCTTTGCGATATTTGACCTGTTGCTCGGCAAGCGATTTTCTATCTTCTGCGAGTTCTTCAATCTCTGCTGTAACTCTGTTAGAGATGAAATTATCAACTGCTTCAACGATTAAACCCTTATCGTGTTCATAACGTTGAGCAAATTCTTCTCTAAGTTCAGCAGTTACTTCTTCTCTTGCTTCGGACAGTTTGCTTTCCCAAGCCTCCTGAATAGAACTTCTCATTTCTTCCGAAAGATCTGTTCCTTCAAGTAACTCAATAAATGTCACTGCCATAGTAGGTCTCCTACTTATTTCAAGTTTAATTCTCTAATGAATTTTGACATAGCATTCATTAGATGTTTTTCTGCACTTTTGTCGTGTGTTACGGCTGACGCAATTCTATGAATTGAATCACCGCCTTTCATGTTGTATAAACTCTCATAGATTGTCTTTGGATAAGCATCCGGAGCACTGGGCTGGGCCACTATATCAACAGTAACAATTTCGAATTCAGAAACTTGCCCTGATTCATTAACGTTGCCACTGCCTCTACTACTTACACCCAGTTTAGCACCTGATTTTAGCAAAGCCTTTGCTATATTACCCATTGGTGTTTCTATGATTTTTAGTTTACCTAAACCGTCACTACCATCACAATGCATGTCTGTGATAATGTGACTCACTCTGTCGAGGTTAATTTGAAGCTCTTCTGGATGGTCTAATTCGCCCATCACAGTTTCGCCTTTACTTAATCTACCTCTAACTGTTTCAACAGCACGTTGAATTTCTTCTTTTGGATATACTCGACCGTTGTGGTTTTTAGTTTCGCCTTGAATGAAAAGACCTGACATAAACAAGTCTTTACCGTCATCGGACTCCATTAACTTTAAACCCGCATGTTCTGCGGCCATATATTCGTATAACTTTCGTGCCATTTGCAACTCCTATCAGTTAAAAAGACTTACGCCTTTTTTGGTTCAACTTTAATGTTGTCTGATGGTGTGTGATCTTTTGGACTATTATCGCCGCTGTTGCCGTCGCTGCCGTCTTTTGCTTTTACTGGCTCGCCTGCACCTTCAACTTTAGTTGCTTTAGGCTTTTGAGTAAAAGGAGACTGGTTGTTATCTGCTTCACCGCCTTTTGGCTCTGCTACAGAGTCACTTAACTTAGTTGCTTCTTCAACAACATCGTCTTCTTCGACTGCTTCTTCGATGTCATACTCTACGGATTCCATTTCGTCTTCCATATCCATATCGCCTTCGTCATCACCTGGCATTTCCATGTCAAGTTCTGCTTCTGCATCGTCTGCGTCATCGCCGCCTTCATCGTCGGCTAATAGTTTTTCGAATTCTGCACGGAGATCTTCAAGTTCTGACTCGAGCTCGTCGACTTTATCTTCTAAGTCTTCTTCACCGCCCATTTCTTCGTCATCGTCGTGTTCTTCTCCGATTTCGTCTGATACGATTTCATCTTCATCAGCAGAAATAGAATCTTCAAAGTCTGTTGCTTGGTTGATTACTTCATCAACTTCAAAGTCTTCTTCGATTTCGCTTTCTTCTGATTCTTCGACTGGTTCGTCTGTTTCTTCTGCAGTCTCTTCGATATCTTCTACTTCAACGTCGTCAGCCTCGTCAAGTACTTTTTCGTACTCGCTTCTGGCTTTTTCTACGACATACTCATGTAAAAGCTCTTCAGCCTTTTCATTTTCTTCTGCAAGTAGAAGCTCAAGGACTTGCTCTAATTTGTTAGATTCTGACATTAGTGGCCTCCTAATAATTAAAGTAATATCAAATTTTTATAGCGAAAGGCACACGAATGTACCTATTCTACATATTATACTTATGTGATATGTTGATTTATGT